GTACTAATAACTGCACCTTTGCGACCATTGTGTAAATATACTCCATTCTTGTCTGCAAAAAACATGCCAAAGTCAGTAGCAATTATACTTTTAGCATTTAAACAACCCATACCATCTGTAATATCTACTATAGAAAGATTGTTTGGATTGATAGTATAAATCTTTGAAGAACTAAAAGCAAATAACATATTATTATAAGCCTTTAGAGCAGTAGGTCTTTCAGGTAAGGCAACATATTCATTAGCCCAATTAAAGATACTAAACTTACCCGGTTTACTTCTGAATACATAGTTACCTACATTTGCTATCTCTGCATTATTTGCGTTTGCAACGAACAAGTATCCAGCACATTGTTCAGACTCACCATAGTTTAAATAATTAGTAGTCATCTCAGGAGATAGCCCTGTTAATGCTTCATAACTTCCAAAATGCTTACCTTGATTATCAATAACTTCATATTTAACATAACCATTAGCAGAAGCTTTCCAACCTGCCCCATCTAACTTTACTCTTTCAAGTAATTGATAATCTAAATCTGGACTAGTAGCAGCACTATCCCAAGCTCTACCTCTGTAAATATTGATATGAGACATTCTCTTACCTAATTTATCTGCTAATACTTCTACTGTAATTTTATGTCCATTCTTATTTGGATTTTGTGAACCATTTGTATAGACAGTTTCACTTAAAATTGTTTCCTGATATCCATCAAGCATTAGTGATATCTTATAGAAATTCTTATAATAGTCAGTATGGTCATCATAATCTGGTGGGTCATTACTATCATTTAAGTCTGCTCCCGGATGTACATTATTTTGGTCTAGGTCTGATAATCCAGTATTTGCTACTGTTACCTTAACAGTAGATTGTAAAGCCCATTCTGTCCAAGCAGTACCATCATTACTATCAGCATCTAAATAACGCATTGTAAATGAATCTGGAAAGGTAACTGCCATCCAACTGAAAGAAGCTGTAGAAGAACTTTTATAATTCCAACCTTGTGATGCTGGGCGAACAGGACCCGGCTTTCCTTCAGCAGGTGTATGAATTTCAGAGTCTATACTATTATTTAAGAAGAATAAACCATCCTTATCTGAGGCAGATGTGTATTGGGTACCCACTGTTAATAAATTCCACCATTGAATATTCTTACCAAATGCAACACTTATTCCATTAGGATAGACAGAGGTGGTAGTAGTAGGAGAAACTGTATTAACAGCATGAGCCTCTTCCCAATTAGCACCATCACCAGTCCAAGTAATAGTTGCTACATCTTGAGTATCTGGGGGTTGCCCAGTTTGAGTTTGAGTAAATGTTGAGGTTATACTTGCATCACTGTTGTTCATTATTATTCTCTTAACTCCACTAGAAGCTGATGTACTAGCACCGGCTGTATGCTCTTCAGCATCTCTCCATACAATCATATGTGCACCAAGTGCTACATGTTTACTTGAACCACCATTTTGCCTAATGAATGGTCCAATTCTTCTATCTGAGTAAGAAGTACCAACATTATCATTACCATCATTACCTGAATTGTAATCTACAATATTATCAGCCTGACTAAAAGTATTCCTAACATAGTTTATCATAAGACCTATTGATTCTTCATTAGCCTTATTGCCCCATATACACAATCCTCTTTTAGCAGGTAGTTGTCTTAATTTCAACTGACCACCATTACCTTCTATACCTACATTAGACATACCAGTTCCACCAACTCCACCTTGGTCATCAGTATCCCACCATTCTTCTTCATGCCATGTATAAAAATAAGGGTCAACTTGGTCGTTATCAGCGACTGATACAGTAGCTAATGGGGGTGTCATATCTGTCATATTTATTGTAGTATATCCATTTGCTGGAACTGAACCCGGTGCAGAAGCAAGAGTCTCACTTCTCCAGATGAATGATTGCCTATTATCTCCATCTCCAAAGCATTTATCGTTTACTTCCTTATTATCATCATCATATTGTGAATCAGTTGCTGATACATATAGAAAATCATCTAAGTATAATATATCTGATGGTATAACTTCATCTTTAACAAAAGGAGTTACCCAATTCTGGTCATCATCGAGTCCTTGTAGTGAGTAAACTCTGTTCTCGTGAACTTCCATAGCATTACCAGTAGCATTTATCTTTATGCACTTTACTGCATAATAAGAAACAGCATCATATAATACCCATAATTCTTGGTTATTTCTATGGTCTAGGTACATAGCTTTTATCTTACCACCCATAAATAAAGAAGACTCTATTCCAGCAGCCTTAGTACCCTTTATCAAGTAAGAACTTCCTTTTACATATCCAACTATTAGTCTATTAGCAGTAGTTAAGTCTAGTACAACATCTTCTGTTACACTATCTTTGTTCGTTGCTGCAGGTATTACAAACTGCTCGAGTGTTGGTAGAACAGATGTATCAAGGCTCATAGCAGAACTAGTAAGTGTCAATGTATTCCCTTGATTCTTTCCAAATTGCTTGATATTTGGATATCCTATATACATAGGTTCATGATTTGGACCTAATCCAATATAAGTATCGTCACCTCTAGTTACAAAAGTTGGCTCAACCTCAATAGCAGGTGACTCTAAGAATGACTGAGCTCTTGGTTCATAGTTTTTATTAGGATTCTCATCATATATATCTTCTAATACAGAGAATCTTTCTACAGCTTTATTCCATCCAACAATATGTGACCTACCATCTTTTTCTAATTTTACCATACCATGTGCACTAAACTCTTTAGTAGTGTACCCAGTAAAATCAAAGTGTAAATATGAATCTGCACTAGCAGGTGCTGGATGACCATTAAATTGAGTACTAAAGTACATACTTATTCCATGAAACTTAGCATGTGTGTATAGCTCACTAGAGCTTTGATGGTCATCTACATCAACCTTAGCGTTAACTCCACCCATTGGTGTACATACATAGTTTATTTTAGCAGTAACCTTACTCGTTCCACTTATAGCATCTAAACCATTAGTATTATCAAGAGTAAATTGCTTTACATTATGACCCTCTGTACCAGTAACAATTGATGCAACCTTACCTATATACCCAGTTCCAGCAGATGATATATCTGGTTGTCCAGTTGATTCATAAATGTAGTCTCCTACCCATATTGGTACTCCAAAATTATGAACAGAAGTATCTCCATCACCATCATCCTGAACTACTGTTACAGCAGTACTCTGACCTTGAAATTGCATTGTTATGGCTCTATCCCAATTAGTAATAAGCACTTCAAACTTTGAAGTATTTGTTCCTCCAGATGGGAAAACCTTTATTCTGTAATCAACAGATACATGACCAGCATAAGTTCCTGATAGTTTTAGATTAGTTGGGTATATATTTGGCATTAGTCTATTGGTCCTCCACCTGCACTTACAATATGAGAACCTACAGTAATATTACCAAATCCAGCAGAAGTAGCACCAAAGCCTCCAATAGAGGCTAAATACCTATCTTCTTTTCTACCCATAACCTTACCATCACTAGCAATTGTTTCAACATTTAATGAGTAATCAGCAGCATCTGGTGGGATATCTTTAGCATCAGGTGTTGATACTATACCACTAGAGAAATGTTTTATTTCTGATACTTGCTTAGGCATTTCCGTCTATTAACTCCCCATCTACAACTGTTTTACCATCTATTATAGTACATACTTCCACATTAAAGTTTCCTTTTTCGTAGAAGTTCACGATTGCAAATCCATGTTGCCAGTTATGTTGCCTGTTATTGAGCCATACATTTGCACTAGCTCCCATATCCTTGAGGCATCCAATACTCCATGCAGATTTGGGTCCATCCATATGCGTGACTGTAGACTGCTGTATGTCATGGTGGTGCCCATATATGACATTACAGCCGAGGCGTAACAAATGATTTCTAGTATGGCTAATGCCAGCAAAGTGATGACCATGATAGAAATAGAGGTGACCAATCTTGAAAAGCTGTCCAGCAGGATGGTATGTATAACCACGCTGTTTAAGCCGTACTGCATCCTTAAATAAAAAGCCCTCAAGATAGGGATTTTCATCCACAAATCTATTAAGCCAATCATCATGGTTTCCTTCAGTAATATGGCGTTCTTTGCAACCTGTTTTATTAAGTGCATCATCTATTAAATCCATCCCTTTATTAACTTCTTCAATTTCCTTCTTAACAAAGGGTAATTGATATTCGAGTGGAGGTCTTTTCTTTTTCTTCCATTGCCAATGAGAAACTGATTCCCATTCTCCTGTATCACCAAGGTCAACATAAACATCTGGTTTTACCTTCTTTATCGCTTTACAAACAACATTAATTGCTGCAACATCGTGCAGGGGAAAATGTTTATCTGGCGTAACGATAACACGCTTTAATTTGGTCCTTCTAGCCATGCTCTTTCCCATTCCTCTTCTGTAATATCTATTTCTGGAGCAGACTGTAATAATCTTTCAGTCTTTGCTCTGGTAAATCTTAACATATGTTCATTGCAATGAGTACATTCCCATATTAAAGGCTCATCAAAAGCCCCTATTATCTCGATACCAATAATGTCCTTTGAACCACAATAGTAGCATTCATTAGGGCATTTCTCTGCCCTCTTTGTACCTTGGATATTAAATCCATCAATACGCTTTTTTGTAGTATCTCTGGACACCTTATATTTCCTATCGACAGGTGTTCCCCATGTGCTCTTCATCTTTATTTTAGTGGAGCTCACGACATTAGACCAAGGAGGAAAAAGTCAACATTGTTCGCCCCACTAAAATTATTTACCTTTAAACACACCTTCTAAGAGGTCTGTTACTATGTCGACTACCTTTTCAAAAAAGATTTGTTCTTTCTCTTCTGATACAAAAGGTATATCAATTTTTTCATTTATTTTAGTAGCAATCTCATCAGCGAACTCATCAGATGCTAACCATCCTACTGCTTCACCCTTCATCTTATCTGCTTGTGCCTCTGCTAAATCCATTAGCATTTTTTTAAAGTCCATTTTAAGACTCCTTTATCTTTTTTATTTTATATGTAAGGTACACTACTTGTAGTACACCTATCATTACCATTAGAGCCCAAGGGATTGCATCCCACATTATAGCTCCCATACTTGCAAAACTTGAACCTGAAACTTTTAAACTATCCATTAGTGTTTACCATTTACCCTACTTAAACTGCCTTTAACTTCCGATACTTGATTATCTAAATCATTTATCTCTTTATTTAATGAATCAAACTTCCTATCTAACTTGTCATCACTTTGATTCCACCTGTTAATAAGCTTGATAATCATACCCTCCATATTTTCTAAAGTCTCACTTTGTCCTCTATTTTCAACTTTCAATTTCTCTAATGTTTCCTGTTGCTGTGCTGATTTGTTTGATAATGAGACTACTAAATATACAAACATTGCACCAACAACCCCAATCATTCCTGCCTCCCCATAAATAGCCATAAAATCCATCATATACTCCCTATTTCTTTTTCTTTAAAGCTTTTTGATACCATTTTAAATCTTCTTCCATCTCTGCATACCTTTCTTCTTCTTCTGCTATATGCTTGTTGACAAGTTCTCTAATTGTGGTATCAGATTCTGATACTCTTCTTTCAAGGTCACCAATTCTTTGGATAACCATATAGTATGAATAAACAAGTCCAGCGACAAGTACAAGCATCTGACCAAGCCACTTGATGTTAATACTAATAACGGCATTATCATCCACGACAGCCCCACGGTACGACCTTGCCGTTTGAGGTTTGTCATTCACTTCACCTCCCATCCAGCAACTGACCATCCACTATCGCAAGAACTCAACAATAACAAGGTGAAAGCAATGAAGAATATTGCGATACCTACTGCCCTTAAAAAATCTTTATGTTGCTCATCCATTATAATCCCATCTTTTCGTGAGTGTCAGCTATCCAACCATTAAGTTTAGCATCTGAACCTGTTGCATCATCACCATAGTGGATACCTTTCATAATAGTAACCAAGGCAATATCTCCATCAAAAACATTAGCACCAGACGATGATGAATTAGGAATACAACCTATTCCATATGGGGCAGTTTCTGTTTCAAAAGCAACACCATCTATACAGTCACCATATCCATCATTCATTGCAGTCCAATTACCAAGGTTCTCAGCACCTACATAGCAGGTAATCCTATATACTACACCCTTACCACCTGAGTATGTATCAAATGATGCAACATAACATTTCCAAACATTATTTGGTACGATAGAAGTAGTTGAAGTTCTTGTTTGCCAAACACCATTGGTACGCATAACTCTGGTTTGCATAGCACCTGAACTTATGGTATTCATCTCCAATAGTACATTACTACTATTGTCTGAAATACTAAATAAGGTTCCATTGTGGGATGTATGCTTTTTGAACCAAACCATTATTAGAGTACCACCACCTGCTGCCGGGTTTGTAAGATTTGTTATTGCACCTTCATCCCAAGAATGAACACAATCAGCACTACCATCACAAGTAATATATCCGGGTGTAGTTGCACTCGTAGATGGAGTAAATGATGCACCACTTATAATATCAGAATCGTGACCCCAAGATGTTACTTCATTTACAGTACCAGTACCATTATAAGACGCACTATATCCAAAGTCTATTCTAAATTTAGAGTAAGTACCCCAAAAGCCAGTATTAATTGCGGCATTATACCAGTCAGTATTATTATTCCAAGAACTATAATCGTGGTCATAACTATAAAATTCTGACATTGCGTGTGGAGCACTACCATCTGGTCTATCAGAAGAACTGTTCTGTGTATTGATAGTTTCTTGAGTGCCGTCTGAAGCTTCTTTTAAACTCATAGCACCAGCAAAGGAGTTAGAAGTATAATCATTATCATCAAGCTCATTGACGATACCTTTTAATGATAATTCCCCAGAACTTGGTACTGCCATACTAACTCCTTAGTTCTATTATTTCTTCTTTTAATTCTTGGATAGCACCTATAAGAACTGGAACTAATTTTGCATAGTCTACAGTTAACATAGTATCACCATCTAAGTAATCACTTATCTCTCCGATTGTGTTTACTTCCTTAACTATTTCAGGAATAACCTTTTGAACATCTTGTGCTATTAACCCAATATCCTCGCCCTTATCTTTTACAGCCCAATCAAACCTAACAGGCTCTAACATCATAATCTTTTTTAAATTATTTTTTAGGTCAACTACATCTTCTTTTAATCTTTTATCTGATGCTACAGTTGTTGACATAGCAATTACATCACCATCTGCGTGGAAATCTCCATCAGCTTCCATTCTAAACTCATTATTACCATTGACATAGAAATCTGTGTGGGTATTAACAGTCCAGCCAATGTAATCTCCTGAATCAGTTCCTATATGAGTAATACCATCTCTTAGGTCTGCTTCAACACTAAATGTAGTACTCGATAAATCAAGCCCAGACCCTGCTGAATAAGTTGTATTAGTAGCCGCAAAAGTAGTGCCATTCAAAGTCATATTACTACCGGCTGAATAGGTTGTGTTATTATCTGAAGCAGCAATAGAAATATCTGTTCCACTACGAGTTACAGTTACATTAGAACCACCCTCAATATTTAATAAATCACCACTTGCTACAGCAACATCATCTCCACCTTCAGCACTTAAAGTAAAGCCGTAATTATTAGCAGAAGCTGCAACACCATCTAACTTTGTTTTTAATGTAGTAGTGAAGTTCTTTTGAGTAAGTCCACCATCTCCAACTGAATAAGTAGTATTACTATCCGTAGATGAGATTGTAAATGTACTAGCGTCTGTTCTTGTAACAACTGTAGCACCACTACCAACAAATTCTACTAAGTCATTTGAGGAGTCACTACCATATAAATTAAGTTTAGTTGAACCCGACTTAATATTCATATCATAAGTCGTATTCGTGTCAGTATTCGTAGTATATGAAGGAGTCGCCCAAGTTGCAGTACCAGATGCACTATACCTTAAGAATTGTCCAGAAGAACCTCCAGATGGAATATGCTTATTACCAGCACTTGTAGGATGTGAATAGTTATTTGCAGAACTGGCAATTCCATCCAATTTGTCGTGATGAGCAACAGACATCAAGCCTTCAGCAGAACCAGTTGCTTCACTATAAGTTGTATTATTATCTGGTGGAGTTGCCCAAGAACCATCTCCTCTAAGGAAATTAGATGTACTACTATTAAAACCACTAAGACTTGTTATAGTCCAAGATGAATTTGAATAGGTAGTATTAGTAGGAGTAGCCCAAGTGCCATCCTTTTTTAGAAAGGTACTACCAGAACCTCCTCCAAGATTTGTTAAAGCAGAACCACTGGCTAAGCTAAATGTTGTAGTACTAAGACTTAATCCCGTGCCTGCTGAGTAAGTTGTGTTGGTGTCTTGTGTAGTAACTTGGTTACCATTACTTATACTTAATGTTGTACCGTTTACAGTAAGAGTTTGTGAGTCAGTTTGAGATGTTAAATATCCAGCACTAGCGTGATTACCCCATCCATATGCACTATCCCAATTTGAGTTATTGTAACCACTTGTCGTACCCGTTCCCCCTCTTGCTACGGGCAAAGTTCCACTTGTAATTAAAGTAGCAGAGTGATTTGGAACGCTTGTTAGATATGTAGCATTGGCTCCACAGTCAGCAGGAAGTCTTGCATCTGGAACAGTACCTGAAGCAATATCTGTTGATGCGTCTATACCCCCTGATACAATTAGTTTCTTCCATGAAGCCATTTCTTACATCTCGCCTTCTGGTGGATATCCAACATATTCACCAGTCTTAGTCATATGATTATCAAGAAGCTTTTGGTATTTTGCCCTAATCTTCCCAATAACCTCAGCCTCACGACCACTTATAGTTGCTTTGTCTATTAGTTGCAATACAAAGAATGCTTCTATTGCTCCCAACTTTAAGTTGTAACTCGGCTCTTTTGTTGTTATTACCTTTTCCATAATTCCTCCTTTTTAGCTTATGTTTAAGAGTAAATATATATGTCTCCATTCGTTAATGTATACATACTTCCTTTGCCTTTTCCATCTGAAAGGGCGGATGGTGCAGTGTTATCACCTGCTGCTACATTTGTTGTTATGTAAGCTCCAGTATGAGTTCCTGTACCTGCTACACCTTGTGAATCAATTGCAAAGTTACCTGCACTCTGGTCCCAGATAAGTTCAATATCTGCTCCAGTACTACCCTGTTCTATAACTATTGCTGCATCCTCACCAGTAGAAGCATCTTTGTTTATAACAATCTTATTGTCATTAACAGTTAAGTTGGTTGTATTAATCTCAGTAGTAGTACCAGTTACTTCTAGGTTACCTCTGATTTTAATAGTTGCATCATTACCACTATCACCAATGTAAAGTGTGTCACTACTATCTAACGCTGTTAATACTGCCTTAACATTAGTTTCATCACAAGACACTTTACCATTAGCCAAATCGTATGCTGCTTTAACTGCTGTCGGAGTGGCTGCTAATGCTGATGATGTAGTAGATGTTGAATCACTAAGTTGAACTGCACCTTTTGCACTTGTTGAAGCATCATCAATACCAACTGTGAATGTAGTATTTGAAGATGCGTTTGCTGTGAATGTGTCAGAACCAGTCAAAGGTGATGATGTTGACATCGTTAATGTAGCGTCATTAGCTGCTGCTGCTGCTGCTGACCATTCAAAGCCAGAGACTTCACCTGAAGCGGCAGTTAGAACATAACCATTAGTTGGTGAGTTACACTTTAGATGACTTTCATAAATCAAGTCATTTGATAAAGTTGTAGCGTTACCACTATTAGTTATAGCACCAGATAAGTTTGAACCACTTAAGCCTTCTGCTAAAGTTGCTGTTCCTGTTACATTACCAGTTAATGCACCTGAAAATTGAGTTGAGGTTAGTTTCCCCGTACCCGGATGATAAGTTAAATCTCCGTCAGACTCAAGTCCAGCCGATGTGCTACCATCTATATCTGCACCAGCGACAAAAACAAGAGCATTTGCCTCTGATGTATTTTCATTGTCAGTTATGACAACATTCGTTGCCGTAGTTGCTGTTGTTGCACTTGTTGCTGTTGCAGCACTACCACTTATGTTCCCTGCTATCGTGCTACTGAAGGTTTTAACACCTGCAATAGTTTGTGCTCCAGTAGTATAAACACCATTGGTCACAGCACCAGCAGTTAAGTTTGTGGCTGTTCCTGAAATGTTTGTACCTACTAAGGCAGAGGGAGTTCCGGCATCTCCACCGGACACTATTAGTTTTTTCCAACTAGCCATGTTTTACTCCATATGTTTAGTTAGGATGTCAAGTTTCGCTTGCAATTTCATCTTAGTGATGAGTGCTAACTCTAATGCTTGACCATCGTGTTTACTAGTCTCTACCAGTTGTAGTAGATACCCTACCTCCTTTATAGTAAGAGCACTGTCTTGCTTTTTTTCACTTTTTTGTGATACAGACCTCTCACTTAAATTTACAATTCCCATAATTATATTCCTACATTTAAACTATTAGTGCTAGAGTCAAAATATATCTGACCTGCAACAGGACTTGCTGGAGCAGACGATTGTGGTTTTAACTGCAATGTCCCATTAGTATCTAATGAGAATATTGATGCACTATTATTATTGATTTCAAAAAGCTTTCCTGAACCAACTGTGCTTGTTGTAGTGAACCTTAACCAAGCTAAATCATTATTTATCCCAGTATGCCCACCTCCTATAACTAGTTCTACATCACTAGAACCATTGTCTCTATAATACTTTCCATCGGAATCTTTATAGAAAACTAATTGTTTGTATACATCCTTAATTAAATTAGGATGACTTAAACTTCCTGCCATTATGCGTTACTCCATGTAGTTGCTGTTGGTGATGAAACAGAACTATAACTTGTACTTGTAGGTGTACCAACACTTGTAAAACTTGTGCTTGCAACTCCTGCAATTGTATTAAATAATGCTTGGTCAAAGAAAGCATCTGCTGATACCTTATCAAATGCAATATTTATCAAGTTAAAACTACTATTATGGTCCCAAATATCAATCATTAAAAGTCGTTTTGCCCTATTTCTTTAAATGTTCCTGTTCTTGCTCTATAAGCATACTTCCTCCCATTTTTAACATCATCTTCAAATTTGTTATTAAAATACTGTGCCATTTGTAAACCTTCAGGACTCTTCTCATATCCTATTGCAATAGCCTTATTAACTAGTGCATCATGGAATTGCTCTGGAACTTCTGGTGATTGTGCTTCCCAAGCATCACTAGCAGAAGGTAGGTCAAAATGGTCTGACTTTTTATAGTAGAATACAGTAATCTTCTGTCCAGCTATTGTGTCATCTGGAGAAGTAAACTGCTCATCATCTACTTTAGTTTCATCATAATAGCCTATCCATATAGCACCACGCTCAGTCCACCATACCCATTGTTTTACTGTAGCCATTATGTTAAATCCCTCTTATAAGGTCTTCCTAAAAATCTTTTTATTTGTTTACCATCTAGGTCAACATTCTTTATTTCCATTATCTGGTCATCATTTCCTGATACACTTAGACTATAACCCCTTTGGTCTTTAATTAGTGTAAATTGAACTGCATCTTCTAACAACCTAGTTCTTGAGCAATATTCATCCTGTGCTCTATTTACCATCTTAACAATCTCTTGAGCACCTAAGTTAGGATGGTGTTGCTGAACTAATTCTACTATTTCTTTTAACTTCACTTTGCTATGCCTCCCCCAAGTAATTTTGCTTGAGAGTCGAAATCAGGTACAGCAATCATAGACCATCCCTGTTCTAGTTGCTGGGTTATCATCGCAATCTGACCTTGTAACCACTGATAATCAGTAGTGATTTTACTAATAATTGTACTAAAAAGCTGAATCTTTTTTTGCAAGTTTGCTTGATATTCTTGAAGAGCTTGACCTGCCTCTGCACTCTCTTTAGATATCTCTGCTTGATATTTATTTATTTCAGCACTATGACCTGCTAGTATTGCTGATGCTCTCTGTAGCTCTTGAGCTGCAGTAGAAAGAGTTCCACCTAACATCTCAGGGTCTTCATCTACTAACCATTTCTGTGCTGAATAGATATCAGTACCACTACCATCTACATTCACATCTCCACCTATTTGACTTACATCATCTATTAAATGCTGTGCTTTATTGACTGCATCTTCATAATCTGCGTGTATACTTGGTAATGCAGTTGTTACTCCGATAGAATCATCAAAGTCTGCTATTATATCAAACATAGTTGTATCAGCATCTAAATCTGTTGGGAGTTTCGTTGTGAAATCACCTAATCTTTCAAGTAAACATTCTCTTGCTGCAAATCTTACTACTTGTATATATAAATTCTCTGGCATTTCTGTTATAGTTCCATTACTATCATTTATGGTCCCAGCAACTACCTTTGTTACTTCTGAATTCTCAGTAGCTGTAGGTTCTGGATATATCAAGATTCGACCATTATCTATAGAGTATACAGGAGAAGTCTTTGGGGCATAGTAAATACTGCCAGTATCGACAGCCTTTAAGATATTCTTTTTATCTATAGGCATACAATCTCTTCTTAGACTATTAGTGCTGTCATACCTATTGACATGTAAAACTAAGTTATTTTCTTCTATCTTATTATCGTTATCATCATTCGCTGTTACTGCAACAGTACTACTCATACTATGTAGCATATTAGGATTGATTTGGGATACCTTTACAATAGTTTCTTTAACACCATTCTTTAGAGCTTCAACAATCACACTAGCTTGATTCTTTGTTTTATCTCCAGTAAGGTAACCTATTTGATTAGTAAATGAAGCCATTATTCTCCCTTCTTCTTATCACCAGATATCATTGACCAAAGATTCTGTACACCACCCCAAGCATCTCCAAGACCTTGAAGTGGATTAACCAAAGGATTTGGTGCAGTACCTGCTACTACCTTTGGACTTCCATCTGGATTCTTAGGTGAGTTAGATACATTATGTTTCATTCTATCCCACCAACCCATCTTTGATTTATCTTGGGGTAATTTACTCATAATATCTTTATAAGCCGAGTGACTTTTATCACCATATGCACCCCATCCATGCTTTGCTATATCAGAAGAAATATCTCCTACATCGTAACCCATGTTTTTCATAGTGCTCATTAGAGCTCCCATATTCTTTATATTTCCACCTTGACCCTCTAGCATTCCTTGGAAACCACCCTTATCATCTGACATTCCATAAGAATCGTGGAATGTTTTCATAAATTTTATATCCTTATCAGCCCATTCAGGTTGACTAACTTTATCTGGTTGTTGTTTAGTATAGTCCCCTGTATCTGATTCTTGAGCAACTTCTATTGCTTCTTGTATAACAGGATTATCTACATTTCCTATCTTTTTATCATACTTCTTTTCATCAAGATATTGTGTAATTCTTTCAGCACCCTTCCTAAATGGGTTACCAAGAGCATCACCAACACTCTTACCTTTTAGTATATCTGCACCTTCGTATTTACCCCAATGCCCTGACTTAGTAACTGTTCCATCTTCTGCTACTTCATCAGGAGTCCACCATTTATCTCTGATAGCCTCAGATAAGACATTAGTTCGGTTACCGAACTCATCTTCCTTGTTGAACTGGTCAAAAAAGGAAGAGGAACCACCATAGGAACCCATTCTACTATCGCCACCTGAACGGAGTAACGATTCATTTGGATTGATAGCCATTCCTCTACCTATTCTTCTTAATAGTCGGCATCGCCTGCCCAGTTAAAGAACTTCTTAACACCTTCCTTAGCACCTCTATAAGGTGAGGATTCAGCAAGCCAAGGAGCAGCACCTTCGATATAGTCGTCTATACCTTTAGCACCACCTCTGACATTACCAACAGCGTCTTGTCGTTGCTTTGTATTCATACTGAATTCAGGGGGAGTATGACTTATCCCACCTGTACCGGCATAGTTACCAACCATTTGTGTTTCACCACTCGTTGATTTACCACGACCTTCATCACTATAGAGATGTTCTTTACCTCTATCATTGACATTGCCATAGCTTGAATCACCTGCAGAAAGTTCAGATACAGAAGCATTGTCTTGTCTGTGTCCACCCTGCATTTTTCTTAAAGCAGCAAGAGATTGAGGTCCAAACTTTCCATCTTCAGAAAGAGGGTTTCCATCTGCACCTGTAAAACCAGCTTGGTTTAACATTCTTTGCATTTGTCTTACGCTCTCTGCGTTGGAAGGGTCGAAACCTTCTCTCATTGCACCAACATCCATAGCCCCACCTTGTGAACCTTCTCTTAATACACCTTCTGCTACTGTTCTAGCAATATCTGCTTTAGCACCAGCATCGGCAGTAGGAGGTCCAGTTTGGGGTGCAGCATTTTCTGCTGCCTGTTGAGTCATATCTGCTTGTTCAATAGGCGTTTTAGCCCAAGGAAAACCATACTCTTCAGTTCTCGCTTGTTCGTCTGCTCGTCTTTCTTTTCTAGCAGCACGCCTTTGTTTTGATTCTTCATCGAATGGGTTAATCATAGCACCTAATCTACTTAGCATGTTTAACCTCTTTTCTTTGATTTTGGTTTAGTGGGTTTAACTACAGTTCTTCTACTATTATTATTGGTTTCTTCTTTTCCAGATTGGAACTCACCACCAACAGTATTAGAGAATACCATACCTTTAGCCACTATTTCCCCCTCTTATCATAGACGCCTCTCGTAGGCTGAGAAGGTTCTACCTTCTTAGGCTTAGGCTTGTCTACTACTTTCTTTACTTTTTTATCTTTAGCCATTACAGCCTCCGTGTTGACTCAGTGGGCTCCGAAGAGCCCACTAAGAATGGTACGATATTATGACCACTTCAGAATAGCGTGAGTCTCAGGAAGTTGAATCTCAAGACCGGCTTCGGTCATTACGATATCTTTTCTTCCATCCACATTGTTATTCTGGACATTGGTTATAATGTGCGTATCACGATTAACACCATTACCTGCAAGAGGGCGATAGTTGACATTCTTCATATCAATCATCACTGCATAATCTTCGTACATTCCTCTAAATAGAGGCTCTGCAACAAAGTGAAGATTACCATAGATGGTATTAACTGTAGATACATTGTGTCCAAATGCACCCTTAACATTCTGAATATCAAGTGCGTAGGCATTAGAACCACCAGAGGTAGTCGCTGTATGTCCTAGTGCAACTGTGTTACCCAAGAATGAGTCGGCACCGAGCTTATTCAACCAAGTGATAACTTTTCTTGAAGCAAGAACAAGCTTATTTCCACTATTACCAGATTCTGGTGCGAAAATATCTTCCATTGCTGTTAAGAAGTTATCATAAGTTGAACTAGCGTATGTGAAAGATTTAATCTTTCCATGTCTTTCGGTGTAA